AAAGATTGGAAACAGACTCCGATATTTTCAAGTGACGAAAGACTCATAAAAAGAGCCAAAAATCTTACTGGTCCAAAAACACCGGAAGGTAAAGCAAAAGCGCTTCAAAATTTGAGAGTTGGCAGAAACAAAGGAGAGATTCCATATATGAGCCACGGTGGATATATCATGCGCTTATTGGATCAAGAAGAACAGGAGATGTACGAACAATTCAAAAAAGAGTTCTTAGAAGATTATGATATTAATGAATCAGCAGACAGCACTATTCTTGAGCTTATTTTGATTGACAAAGTTAGGCTATATAGAGTCATGAGGGCACAATTCGATAATCCGTCTATGGATATTGATAGGCCGTTAAACGAAATCACAAATAGACTAAATAAGAACCTTGATGCTTTAGGTGCTTTAAGAAAACAAAGATTAAAACAAGATGAAAAATTAACCGCAATTAGTATTGGTACGATTGCACAGCAATTTCACAAACAATTGCTCGATGGTGTTTTACAACAGGAAAGGGATGAAGCAGAAGAAGAAGAGAGACGCTTCTTAGAAAAAAAGAAACAAAGGGAAAGAGAATCATTAACTACCATCGACGCGGAATATGAGGTAGTTGACGATGGCGACAGAGAAGAAGAATAATGGACTTGGATTCATAGGAAGCAGTTCTACGCTCAATGAAGAACAAGCGAAGATGCTTGAATATTTCCATGCTAATCCAGATGTTGCAGCGGCAAGGTTGCTAGTTAGAAATGATAAGCCTTGTCGTCTTGCTGTGCATCAAAGATTAATTGTTAAGGGACTTTGGAAGCATCAATTTAACCTGCTTATTTTGACACGCGGCGGCGGCAAAACATTTCTATTAGCACTTTACTGTGTGTTGAAAGCGATGCTTTTCCCGCGTGAAAAATGTGTAATCGCTTCAAGCTCTTACCGTCAGTCTCAGTTTACATTTGACGAAGTGATTAAGTTCTATGACGAATCCCCGCTACTAAGACAAGCATGTGAAAAGCCGCCGAGCAAAGGGCCAAATAGCTGTGAAATGAATTTGGATAACGGCTCTAAGGTTATAGCTTACCCTCTTGGTGACGGCACGAAGATTCGTGGTGCTCGCGCAAACACACTGGTTCTAGATGAAGTAGCGCAAGTTCCAACTGACATTATCAATGTTGTTATCTTGCCAATGATGAACACGAAGCAAGACCCATTCGATACGACAGGAAGAAAAAACCACTTAGTTATGGCTAGTTCTGCTTATTTCCAGTTTAATCATCTGTATCAGAGATATCTTCAATATCAAGACAGGATTAATCCTAATTCGGCAGAATATGATCCTAACTACGGACTACATGTTTATACGGTAGATGATATGCCTCCCCATTGGATGGATGAAGCAGTCCTCAAAGAAGCTAGGGCTACACTTACAGAGCTTCAATATCAGATGGAGTATTTATGTCTTTTCCCGCCTGATTCGGATGGATTCTTCCCGGCTAACCTTATCAATGGAGCAAGAAAGCCCTCTGTGATAATCGAGCCAACTGGCGAAAAAGGCGCAAAGTATGTACTTGGTATTGACCCTGCTCGTAGCGGAGATAATTTTGCTCTAGTGGTTATTCGACTTGGATATCCAAATAAGGTGGTAGCTTGTTATTCGTTAAACAGGCAAACATTCCAGCAAATGCACGAATTTATTAGAGAGCAAATAAGAAATTATGAAAGCAACGGCGGAGAAGTTGTTCGCATTCAAATGGATAATGGCGGCGGAGGATCGACATTAAAAGACCTGCTTTCAGAAGAACACTCTTGGTACAATCCTGAAACTGAAAAATATACAGCAGAACCAGCAATTATTGATATGGAAGATGAGGAAATGCAGTATATGTCTGGTCGCCGCATTTTGAAAATGCAAGTGTTTTCTTCTAGCTCAGTCAATTCCATGAACTTTGATATGAGGTCTGATTTTGAGCATTTCAAGGTTATCATTCCTTCGCAAACACCTTCACACGAAGATGCCTATGAATCTATTTTTAAAGAGATAGATGAAATGATTAAAGAAACTATGACAATCGTGACAACGCCATTGACCAATGGCTTCATGAGATTTGATACGCCAAAACAACGCATGAAGAAAGACCGATACTCGGCTTTATTGCTTGCGTGTCAAGGGGCAAGAGAGCTTCAACGAGATTTAGCTGGACCACCAGTTCCAAAGTTGGCTAGGGGATTTGCCTCAACCTCATACTTGAATAGACAATCTAGATAGCATGGGGAATTTTTTAATATTTTTAGTAAATATAATATTATAGCGAAAGGAGGTAGTGGTTGCATGAGTGAAGATTTGAATCAGTCAAATGGCAATATCATTGAAACCAAGGATTTAGGAGAAGGAAGAAGACAGGTTACTTTCAGCATTCCAAATAGCGAATATCAAGGGCTATATAATTCACTAGCAGAAGCCGGGGTCAATATTGATGGGTACAAGCTTGGAAAAGGTAGCGTATTGAGCCGATTTGATCCAGTAACAAGAAGTTCTGTATTAGGATTTGAATACACTTCAAACGACTATCCATATACAGAAATTTTTAATACCTTGCCAAATAATCCGCATCAAAAAATTAAATTAGCCGTCGAACTATACTTTAAGGAGCCAATCGTTGGTGCTGTAGTTGATATGATGGTTGACTTTAGTTCAAGTGGATTTACTAATGAATGCGATGATGTCGAGATTAAAAAGATTTATGACAAATGGTGCCAAGAGCTTAATATCAATGATTTGCTTGAGAAAATCTTCTTAGAGTATTATCGCTCTGGAAATGTAACTGTCTATCGAAATAAAAATAACGCAAAAGTTAAAAAGAAAGTCAAGAACAAATTGACTAATGATGTTGATATTACGGAATACGAATTTCCATCTAGCTATACTATTTTAAATCCTATGAATGTTTATATAAATGGTAGTCTATTCTTTAGCAATATACTTGTTCAGTTGAAAGTAACAAATGAAATGCAATATATGTATAACAGCTTAACAGGTGATAGTCCTAATAATATCCTACCTGATATGCCAACTGATATATGGAAGGATAAGACTGGCGATATGTTCATGACACTCGATCCTAGTCTTACAACTAGAATAACAAGAAAGAAAATGGACTATGAAAGGTATGCTTCCCCATTTTTAGAAAGAGTCTTTGAGCCTGTTATGTACAAAGCTAAACTTCGTCTAATGGACATGGCTACTATCGAGGGACTTGTTAATCAGCTAGTTACTGTGACAGTTGGAGACAAAGACTTTCCTGCCACCGACGAAGATTTACAGGCTATTGCTCAATTATTCCAAACACCTAGTAAGGCTTACACAGTATTTTGGAACCATACATTACAAGTTAAGTTCCACAAGCCAGAAGGTATTGATACCTTAACTGCTGACAAGTACAAAGAGGTCAATGAAGATATTATGGCAGGTCTTGGAGTAAGCCGATCTTTGCTTGACGGCGGAGGCCAAGGAAGCGGAAGTAACTTTTCTAACTCATGGGTTTCCATTCTTTCTTTGATCGAGAGGCTGGAAAATGCCAGAAACAAGGTTAAGTACTGGCTAGAAAGTGAGTATAAACGAATTGCGGAAGAAAATGGATTTGAAACATATCCTAGTGTTCGTTTCAATAAAATGAATCTTCGTGAAGACACATATATTCGCGATGTATTGCTTGCCATGTATGACCGTGGATTGATAGATGAAGAAGATATTCTTATTGAAACTGGTCGTGATTATGAATCTGTAATTGACCAGAAGAAACGAAATAAAAAGAATTCAAGTCTATTTTTCCCACCAGAACAACCATTCCAAGGTGGACAAAGTGGTCCAAACAATGGTCGTCCTTCTGGACAGCCGGGAAAGAAAATGCCTAATCGCAAGCCTACTCCTGAGAAAAATAGCGGGAAAACACCGAAGCCGCGCAAGGCTACAGCATCAATACAGAGAGATGAAGAAGATTATGCAAACGAATTAATGAAACAATATTCATCAATAGAAGGCGAACTTGCGGCAATGTTAGATGGTCACAAGCATGAAGATGATAGAACAAGAAAAGTAATTGTTACTGCTACTATCATGTCGTTATTTAAGTCAATGTCAACCATTGGACAAAAATATATCGCTTCGTTATTTGATGATGAATTACTTAACTATTCAGAGTCTACTGAAATTGCTAAGGCAATAATTACAAAGTCTGATATCATTGAATGGAATAACAGCTATGTAACCAAACTTGCACACGATATTCAAGAATCTATCTCTGAATTAGTTAAGACAGGTGCATCTATTGAAGATGCAGTTTCTAGTGCGTTTAAATCCAATAAATACCGTGTTGAGCTTATGTCGAAATCAGCGACCGTAGAATCAGTAAGACAAGCTAGTATTATTGGTAATGAAGTAGCTGGTAGAACAACTGCTACTTGGATTTCGCATTTAGATGATAGAACTTGTGCAACATGCAGAGGTTTACATGGAAAACAATTTGCTTTAGCAGATATTCCAGAAAGACCACATGCAAATTGCAGATGTGGACTAGAGTTTAACTGAGCGGAAAAGGTGGTGAAAAAATGGAGAATAAAGAGCTATTAATTGCCCAAGGGTACAGCAGACTTGATGTTGAAGTTTTACTAGCAATGCAAGATATCCCACAACTTGATCCCGATCTAATGTTCGTTAAGTTTGTCATGTGTCATGAGGGTGTAAATGCAAATGGCGATACTTTTACCAAAGAAGTATTGAAAAATGCACAGGCTACCCCGCAGTACAAGCCTATTGATTGGGAGCATGGTCAACCAATGATTGGTCATATTCTTGGAAGTGAATACAAAGAAGATGCCCAAGGAGTAGGTTACATCGAAGCATCTGGTGTCATTTGGAAGTTTATTTATCCAGAACTATCTAGCCAAATTAAAACCAAAGCGTCAACTGGCGAGTTAAGACTTTCTATGGAATGCTATTATAAAGATGCAAATTATAGGGTTGGCGACCAGATTTTTGATACCCAACAAGCAGAGAAACTTGGAATCATTCCTTATGTTGGTAGAGAATATATGGGAAAGAAAGTTGCTAGGGTATTTAAAGAAGTTATATTCGGCGGAGTCGGTGTAGTAGCAAACCCAGCAGATAAGCAAGCTGTTTTCTTGGCAGTTGCTAAGGATTTAGGTCTTAAAAATGAAGAAGCAGGTCTACACCCTGTTAATGATTTTACTGCAAGAAACCATAGCAGTGATTCTAAAAACGCAGTTGCAGTTGCAAAGTATGTAAAAGCATTTGATAAGGCAAAAAGTTCTGTTGTTGCAAAATTTAACACAAAAACACTGAAAACAAAAGAGCAAGTTGTTGCAGAGGTTAGAAATTCAATTCAGACGCTATTATTGGAAGTTTCATCGATTAGTAATTCTTATTATTATAAAGGATTAGCAAGCACAGATGACAACTCTAAGGACGATCCAGAGCTTTATGAGTTAGCTGAAAAGGCTTTCGAGAATAGCATAGCATTAAATAGCGATGAACAAGAAGCATATTTATTAGCTATCCAAGAAGATTATGTCGTGTACGATATAATTGATTATTCTAATAATAGCGTAGTAACATTAAAAGCTTCGTTTGTTGCAAAGGATAATGAAGTTGAGATTGATTTTGCTAACGCTACTCAATTTGCCGAAAGGGAGGATAATGAGTCAATGGCAAAAGAAAAAACTGTTGTTGCTAGTGAAGTTGAAGCAGAGGTTAAAACAGATAAAGAGCTTAATGATATGTTAAGCGAAAATATGTATGTAAACAATCCAAAGGCCAAGAAAAGCGATGAAGATTCGGAAGACCTTAAAGACGGTGGAGAAGATGAAGAAACCGAAGATGACAAAGAGGATGCTCCGAAGAAGAAAAAAGCAAGCAATGAAGATGCTATGTCTCAGCTACAAGCTCAATTAGCAGAAGCACAAGCACAACTTGCTAAGTTTGAAGCTCGTTTTGCTGAAATGGAAGCCGACAAGGTTGTTGCAAGTCGCATTTCTGATCTTAAAGATGTAGGAATCGTATTTAGCGCTTCGCGTCTTGAAAAAGAAAAAGTAAAACTTCGCTCTATGGCAGAAGAAGCCTACGCTGACTATAAAGAACTTCTTGTAGAAGTCGCTGGTCTTGTAGACGATATCAAAAACAACCAACTAAATAGAGACAAAGTTTACACAGAAGCCGAAGAAGCTTTGCCGCCAGAAGGTCCAGCACCATCAGGTGGAAAGAAAGTATTCCCTGCTAAAGATGAAAGAGACAAAGTTTATACAGAAGCAGATAAGAAAATGTTTACCGATAACCAAGACGAACTGACTGAAACTTACACAGAAGCAGACGAAGAAGACGGTGACGGCGAAGCATCTGCAAGCGTAGAAATTGTTGTTGAAGGCGCAAGAGCTTCTAGTTTAAACACTGAGACACCTATTACTATCAATGGCAAAAAGCCATTTAGTCATTTGTCTCGCAGATAATCTATAACTTATTTATTTTATAAAAACAGGAGGAAAAAATACAATGATTAAAGAAGTTTTGAATGGACACTTAAATCCATACTTTGCCTCTAATGTTACTATGACAGCAGGTACATTGGTGAAGTATGACCCAGCAAATCCGGGCTATATTATTCCAGCCGGTCCTACCGACACTCCTTGTGGTATCCTTGCGCAAGATGTTATTTCTGGCAATGTTGACCTATACAAGCTTACTTCTGTAACAGCAAAAGCTCATGTAGGCGACAAAGTAGGTTTCTACTATGATGGCGGTGTATATATTACTGACCAGTTCAGCGGTAACATTACTCAGCCGGGAACACCGCTTTATGTTGGTACAGGCAGCATTCTTTCAACAGTAGCTACTTCTGGCGGCGCTGGTGTAATTGCTTTTGCTGAAACAACTGGTAACTCTGCTGTAAGTGGTTCTACTATCCGCTACAAGCTAGCTATTAACTAATTTTAAATTATAAAAATAACGGAGGTTAAAATAAATGGACTTCAAAATTTCATTGGCAAAAGATTATACAGCCGAAATTCCGACTAAGCTTTCTGCCGAACAAGTTAAAGATTTTGTGGCTGAGTTCAAAGCAACTGCTGATAATGAGAAGCTTCGTCAAGCATTCGCTGCTTCCCTAAGCATTCCTGTATTGAAGAATATCCCACCACAAACATCGGTTCGTAATATTTTCGCAGTCGATGTAATCCCTGCTGGTGCTTTAGCTGAGTACCCAATCGACTTGAACGATACTGAAACAGCAATCGTTATGCCGCGTCTAGGTGCTGTACCTCAAAACCTAGTAGTAGGCGACAGCTTGATCGTTCCTACATTCGAAGTTGCTAACTCGGTTGAGTGGAAAATTAGCTTCGTCCGCGACGGTCGTTTCAATATCGTAGAGCGTGCATTGGAAAAGTTGGCTCAAAGCTTTATTCGCGCAGAGGAAGCTGCTGGATGGGCTGTAATTCGTAACTCTGTTAGCGCTGCTAATACAGTATCGACAGCTTCTACTTCTCTTGACAAGAATGCTTTCAATGACTTGATTACATTCATGAGCAAGACTGGTTACACACCAACAGATATCTATGTATCTCCAAACCGTGCAAAAGATATCCGTACATGGACTTACACAACGCTTGATCCTTGGACTCAAAAAGAGATTTTCCAAGCTGGCGGACTGAATCAAATTTGGAATGTAGCATTACATGAGCTTCGTACATTGTCCGACCATGAAATCTACTTGTTTGACACAACTCGTTATGGTGTAATGCCAGTTCGTCAAGAATTGACTACATATGACGATCCAACTTCGATTCGTCGTCTACGCAATGGCGTTCTAGCTTGGGAAGAAATCGGATTTGCTTGTATTGATACTAAAGCGATTGCCTACATGACTATGTAATTATAAGATAATCATATTATAACCCATCCCCCCTCAATTTAAAATTGGGGGGATAGATGGGTTCTATTATTAAAGGAGAGGTATTTGAAAAATGGATTGGAATAAGAAAATTGCAGTTACAAATAAATCAGGAACAATTGTTCTTGCTGGCATTTTAGAGATTCCGCATGGAGCAGAGGATTTTTTGGTTGATCCATCTAGACACCCCGAAAGCACAATTAAGGCGCTGCAACTATTCGAACAACGCGGGACGATTACTGTTACAAATAATTATAAGGAAACTCCTGAAAAGATAAAAGATAGCTATTTGGTTAAAAAAGTTCAAACCGTATCGAGCGAACACGGAGATACACATGACCACTATGTATTTGATCCATTCAAGGAAGATTCTAAGGTAATTAGCGTAAAAGAAATTAATCTTAGCAATGGAAATTTACACACAGAAGAGATTGACACAAATAGCAAAGGTATTGTTGTAAGTGAACAAAATGCAGTAGCCGACGACAAAATGACGAGAGAAGAAGCGATTGATCTTATTAATTCCCAATGGAAAAAGTTCGAGTCAGAAGTTAATAAAATAACAGATGTTCGAAAGCTCAACTTCTTACAAGTTATCGCAATGGAGATCGGCGCGTCTGATAAAAAACAAAAAATCATCGAAGACAGATTATCAAGTCTATAATACAAATGTCATAGTGGGAGGAATCTTATGTTCCTCCCATTTTTTAGATATATGGTAAAAAGGAGGGTGTGTAATATGGCAAACATGCCAGATTGTCTTAATACTTTAAGAAGAAGAATTGGAGATACAGATACTCCTTATACTTATGCAGATAGTCTTCTTATTGGGTATATATCTGATGCCGTTAATGAAGTTGAATTGGATTATAAAAGAGGTATATTTGTTGACAACAATATCTTTGATAATGACATAACATCACAAGATGTTGTTTTGTTCTGTATTAAAGCTCATTATCTTTTGACACTTAGAAATAAAGAGCTTTCAGATAGAAACAACTTTAGAATGGTCAAAGGTCGCCTAACACTCGACAATACCAATCAATCTAAAGACCATGCAGAAACACTTGAAGTCATTGCTGATGAATATAGGAGAGTTCTATATCGCATCAAGAATGGCGGAAAGAGTATTCAGGGAGTGAGGGTTGAATAATGCAAATTCCTCAGTCTAATATTAATAATATGTTGAAAGCTATTAGTAATATTAATCATGTATTTAACGAAACAGTATTGGCTTGCGTTAGCACAAAAACACTTTGTACTAATCCAACATGTTCTTATGACCCTGTTCGCAAAGAGTCCACAAATATGAATTGTCAAACTTGTGGTGGCACAGGGATGATAGTAGTGGAAAATCAAACATCTATTCCTGCTTCCATCGAAACGGAAGATGATTTTAAATATGATTTCACAAGGGCTGGTAGATTTGTTAAGGGACAAATCTATATGACCATTGATATTCAGGAACTAAATATCCTAAATGCCGCTGGTACATATAATTTAAGCGACTATAATTCATTAAGGATATTTGTAGAGACATTTGATTTTTTCATATGGAATGGTGCAAAATACAGCGTTCATGAATTTGAGCCGGGATTTTTACAGGGCAATCTATATGAAGTCGGATTTGTATTATCATTGATAGGTTGATGTTCTATGGGAAATATAAACGAACTTGAAGCCCATTTAAAACAGGTATTTGGCGAGCTTTTAAAGACTGAGATAGCCAATAGTTTTGCTAAAAAAGCTGGTCAGGTTATGAAGGAAAATGTTCAGAAACAATTAAATAGCAAGGGATATAGCTATAATCAATCCGGCGCATTAAGGGGAACCCTTCAAAGGGATGTGCCATTTGTTCAGACAAATAAAACAGGTTCTAAGATCAGCATTGGATTTGGTGATTTAGACGAGTGGAACATTGAAACATTGCGTGGCCCACAAAATGCTGTTTTTGATCTTGGAGATGGTAGAACAAAGAATGTAAGGTTAAGACCTGAGCCGACACTTCCATCTTGGATTATTATGGAGTTTGGTCGCAGAGAAGGAAATGGAACAGGACTTCCGCCAGATATGCCAGATATGTTCAAGGTTGGCTATGGTGGTAGAGACTCAGACAAGAAATTTATGTTTGGTCCGTCACTTTCCTATCACTTTAGAAAGCCAGTGTTCTTCATGACAAGAGAAAAAGAAGGCGAGAAGCATGGCGAAACACATCCCGGAATACGAGAAGGTAGATTCTTTAGGGATGGATTGAAAAACTCGCAAGAAGAAGTATATGAGTTGATGCTAGAAGGTCTAAGACAATCAATGATAGAGGTAGCAGCTAGGTATGGAGGGACAGTGGAATAATCATGACAATGCAAATAACAAGACTGGTAGAACTTTCTCTTCATTATCAGATAAGGGAGTTGCTATCAGTACAAAGAACAGGGGAAAAAGTTACATCTGTAGACTTTTTAAACTATAATCTTAAATATAATAATATCATAACAAGTTATAGTGTAGTTGTATATAAAAATGGATCAACAGTTACATCGGGGTATGTGTTCGATTATATAAATGGGGTTATAAAATTTAGCTCAAAGCAGCTAGCGACAGATGTAATTACTGCTGATTACTACTATTGTCCATTCTATATGTACGATGAAGGTTCGAATGAGACAAGCGATGATTTCAGCTATCCGGCCATAGCTATATACGAACACAATAGCTACGCTGACCCATACGAACTAGGCAATACTAATAATGAGTTGGTAAAAACTTTTATTATTGAGGTATGGTCTGAAAGAGGCGGCGAAAGAACTGATGCAACGGATTTGATTGTATCTTGGATTAACAATACATTCCCCATTATTGACTATAATTTGAATGGTTTCCCGTACAATCCCGATGGGACACTAAATACAAGTTTTGATCCTACAAATATAGTTACATACGCCTTCACGGATAGCATTAATTATCGCAAAGGCGGAAGTTTAGATATAGGAAATAAACCGAAGTATTTTTCTGAAATCTATGTTGATTTAAAAATTTTTGCATAAAGGAGAGAATTAAATAATGACTAAGCCAAGCCGCGTTAGGTATTACGGTGTAGGTACATTTATCAATGATGTACAGGCTAACCGTGTCCAAGCATTCGGTAGCTCAAGCCGTCTAACAACAGAAGATATGAAAGAACTTGGCAATCTTAACATCGTTGAGATTGTTGACGATGTTCCTCAAGTTGACATTTCTATCGACACAAACGAAAATGGCACACTAGAAATTCTAGGTTTGCTATCCAATAAGGCTTATGGATGTCAGGTAGTAGCAGTTCCTACGGGATCAGCTATTGGCAGTAACCAAGTTAGAGTTCTTCAAGGTGTGTATCAAGCAACTGGCGGACACCCAATCTTCTTCGAGAGTGGATATTTGACAGTAGCTCCATCTGGAACACAAACTGTTTACTTAAATCCAATCCCAACTGGCGGAGCAGCAGCAAAACTAGGCATTACAGGTGGCTCTGTACCTGCTGGTGCAATTTCTCTAGCTACTGTTTCTGGTTCTTCAACGGTTACACAGTCCGCGATTACTGACATTCGCCCATTCGGTTCCGTGTCACACCTTGATTTTGAGCTTACTAATGTAGACATCTTTGTTCCGGTAAAACAATCGACAATTGGTGTGTCTGCTACTGGTGGAACAGTTGCTCGTACTATGTATGTTGAAAGAGCCTTTGTGAACAATGTTGACTTCAACTTCCAGACCAAAGGTATTGCAACAGCATCCTTCCGCCTTGAGACAGACAATAAGCGTTGGTTCTTGAACAATGGTGCGCAACTTATTGTTGACCAATATAAGTCTGCTGGTGGATCAACTTTAACTCTAAGCCAAACACCAAATCAGTTAAACAATGGCAATTACACATTGAAAGTAATTAAAAATGGTAGCCCGCTAACTGAGGGAACAGACTACACTGTTGCCGGGACAACATTGACACTAACAAGTGCTGCTGTAGCTGGCGACCTATTTAAAGTTCGCTATACTTCATCTACTGGTGGTCAGTTTACTTCACCTGTTCCAGCCGTAGAAACTCCACATCCAGAACTTGCTGGCGGGCTAAAAGAAGGACAAATTGAAATTTACTTGAGTGATAACACAAGCAATCGCATGACTCGCGTACAGTCTGCTCGTATCTCAATGCCTTTGACACGCGACCAGTTAATGGAATTAGGTGCATTGTATCCTTATGATCGTCCACTTCAATTACCTGTCAATGTAAACCTAACATTGGAATTTAAAGATTCTGACTTAGAAATGTTTGCTCGATTTGCAGGTGAAAGCCTAGCCACAGCTAACGAGATTGCTATTACTGACCTACTTAAAAATATGAGCTTGACAGTTAAGCTATACCGTGAAAATGATGTTACTCGCGCCAAGCTTCCGGCAGGACATCCTAGCAAATATGCTATCAAGACATTCACAGTTAATAACATTATTCCTCAAAATGAAAATTGGGATGTTCGTGTAGATAGTGATGCAACTCAAACATTTGAGTTCCTAGCTCACAACTTGACTATGAGTGACCGTTTAAACTAATTAATCCCCTATCTGGTGCGTTCCTGACACCATTCCAACCATCCTAGAGGCCAAGATAGGGGCTTCATACTCAAATAATATAATATAAAGGAGAAAAAAACCATGTCTTATAACACAAAGTTAATTGCAAGAGATGGACAAAATAATCCTGTTCCTCAGTATTACAATCCTGTGTCTGACCAGTATGAAGTGGTACAAGGCGCTAACGGAGTTCTATATGTACTCGATAGTCGCGTTGTTAAGGATGTTTGGAGTGGTACTTCTGGAAGTGCAACGCATACCATTGCGGCAGGAGCGTCTTGCAGTTATTTTGAAATTAGCAATGATGGCTCAACGGATTTGACTTTCACAATTGGCGCACTCACATTCACTGTAAAAACAGGAGAGTCTTTCGGTGATAATTTCTCATCATTCTCTTCTGTAGCGGTATCTGCGAATGGAAACTATAGAGCTTACGCCAAAGGATAATAAAAACTAAATATCAAAACGGGATAAAGGAGTAAGGAGGAAAGGTATGAGCGCTGACAAAGAGAAGCTACAGAATCTCGGAGAGCGAAGCATAACTAAGGTATTTAAAGACTGCTTAGCTCTCATCGAGTTATCTGGACTCGAAAAAGAGCAGTATCAAAGAATTAGAAAGCAGATTCTAAGGTCGGGAAATGATGAAATTCGAAAGTTCAAAGAAGAACTTGAGAAGTACGAAGTCAAATATACTCCACAGTATAATGAAAAAATTGACTTCGAATAAAATTCCCTAGACAATCAGAGGATGCTTTTATGCATCCTCTTTTTTATTAACCAATCAACAAATTATAAGGAGAGTAAAGGAAATGGCTAAAAAAGAAGAAAAAAAGGAATACACAGAGCAAGAAGCAAGTGAACTAATGACTGAGATTAAAACTGGTCGCAGGGTTTTTGAAACCGACAAAGGACTAGTTCAAATTAGATTTCCTAAAGTTGACGAAAATCGTTTAGCTGATTGGGAGTATTCAAAAGTATTTAATCAGGCTATTAAAGATAGCATCCCTACTAATAAGCAAATGACAAAGCAAATTCAAGAACTAGAGCTTTGGACAAAAGAAGATGACGATAAAATTGAAAAGCTTCGTGAAGAAATTGATAAGCAGATCGTTATCATGGGAAAAATGTCAGAGGGAAGCAAGAACATGGAAAAGGCTCAAGAAAAAATCGCTGAGCTTCGTAATGAGTTGATTGCTTTTCAACAAGAGCGCCAACGATACTTCCAACAAACTGCTGAATCTAAGGCAGAAGAGGCTAAAATGTCGTTCTTGATTTATAAATGCACAGAGGATGCCAACACAGGAAAGCCATTCTGGCATAGCTATGATGCTTTTAAAAACGAAGAAGATCAAGGGACTGTTAATAGTATTGCTTATCAGTTTATAACTTTTATTAATGGGTTGCCTTCGGACTTTCTTCAACAAGCCCCCGCAAAAACTGACGAAGAATCAGATGGCGAAGTAGTCGAATGATTGCGGGGGAAGACTAAGACTAATGGCTAGGGGGCATGGTCTAGTCGGTTCAGATTGGAGATCAAGATGGAAAGCTTCAACAAGAACAGGTAGCCCCCTCTTTGAAGGACCAACAATAGATTGGAATATAAATCAAGTCTCGTTAGTCGCTTGGAGTAGTTTATATGATAATGTATATGAGCATCCTGAAAGACCTGAGCAAAGAATCATTGAAAATGACGATCTTCTTGATAGATGGTTAGAGCAAAAACATAAGGAAATGGAAGATAGGGCCAAGAAAAATGCTCAAAAAGATAAATACGGAGCATCAAACGCCTATGACCACGATGAGGTTGTTTTATTCGGTGAGGCCGCAGAAGATGAATTTGGCGGCGCAGAATATGAAGATGAAGACGAAGAAGAGTACGAAGAAGTATATATTGAACAGTATTAAAGGAGTAGCAAGGGGTGGGAATTATTTTAATTTATTCCCCCTCTGTATTTTTTTATAAGGAGGAAACTTTTTAAATGGCAAACGGATTTAAGTATATTATATCAGCGGAGGTAAACCTTTCTCCTTCTTCCATAAAGAAGTTAGTTGAGGATGTCAAGTCTCTTGACCAACAAATTCAAAGAAGCCTTAATGTTGATATTCAAGCTCGACTTAACAATAGGGCAGTTCAATCCATACAAAGACAAATTGGCGACACTAAGGCTACTGTTAGTGTCAGTTTAAAGCTGGATAAAAGTTCCCTTGCGACTCTAAAGCGTGATATAGATACAGTAATAAACAATGCTAAGAGAGAAATTGAAGTAGCTCTTAGTAATAATAATATAGCACATGCTAACAATGTTATGGGCGCAGCACCGAACGCACCTAGAATTTCTGGTGTAAACAGAAATGGTATGCCTAGAATCACACCAACAGGAGCGAACGACAGAGACATCCGTGCCTACAATGCAGAAACTCGCCGCGCTGCCGTTCTTGTAAAACAAGGCAATCAAGTATCTATTGATAGAATTAATGCCGAAAAAGCACTTGCCCAAGTTAGAAAACAACAACTTGATGAAACAAAAATGGAAACTGAACAAGAAAGAAAAATCGGCGTACAATTATTAAATGCAGAAAGAGATGCCAGAAAAAGACTTGCTGAAATGCGTCTAACCAAGTTTGAAAATAAGGGCAAAATTGACCCTAATGATAAAGAAAAACTTCTTCTTGATCCAAAGGTTTCAGCACAACAAAAGCAAAGAATAATGAAAGATTTAGATCAACATTATGCGAATCTTTCTAAAATGTATGGAACTAAGTTTACAAAGTCATTCTCTATTTCAGACACAAATTCAGATGGTTCTATATCTCGCTTGCGTACAACGCAAAAATATTATGACAATGGGGAATCATTTGACAAGGCTAATAAGTCTCTTGGAGATATGATGTCAAATATGACTAAGCACATGGCATTCCATGTTGCTATCGCCGCAGGATTCTATAAAATTTCAGAAGCCGCTATTCATTCCGTTGAAACAATGAAGGAATTTGAGTCTGAATTTGTTAAAGTTCAAAATCTGGCACAATCCAGACAGTCAGAAAATAGCAATTTCGGCATAACAGATACCAAGGCAAAGCAGGATATTTTTGGAATTAGCAAGATGTACGGAAGAGATGCCATTAAAGATGTTATGCCTGTATATATGCAAATCCTACGCCGTAGCGATCTTGCTGGAAGTGCTGATGATGCTAAAACATTGACGCAAATGATTATACGACAAGGTATCGCTTCTCTAGGAAACGATGCTAATAGCGAAGAATTTAACACTTTGACTAAAGATGTAGTCGGAATCAGTTCACTAATGTTTCCACAGTGGAAGTCTCAGGGTGCAAATCCGCTAAGACAAATGAACAGTTTCTTCAATAAGACTGCTGCATTAAGCCAGCACGGAGTAAAAATTGACGATCTTTATGGTGCGTTAGCTGATGATCTAGTTCCTCTTGCTACCAAAGAAGGCGGAACTGGCATGTCTTTAGAAGATATTACAGCCCTAACAGGTGCCTTTGAGAAAAAACAAAACATATCTGACAAAGAAGCTGCAAATGTAATTAAGACATTTATCACAAATCTAAATAAAACTGGCGGAACAGGGGTCGAGAAGTATAGTAATATTCTCGGCATACAAGGAAAGCCAGATTTATCTGCTAAAGACAAGTTAGATGTGATTAAGAAAGCGCTTGGAGACAAAGGGATTTCTACAGCAGAAAAGAACGATTTAGCAACATTCTTACTAACAGATGGACAAACTTCCCAACTAGCTCTTGATATTGCTAGCAACGGCGGCGGGGGTGGCGGGGCATCTAGGGCTGCACCGTACATGGCACTTCTTCAATCATTGGATGAAATGGATAATTTGAAGGGCATCATGTCAAAGGCTTCTCCGCACACAGCAGATGATTTAGCAAAAAGAAGCACAGAAACTATGTCCGGTCTATTAGGTAAGTTAAATTCATCATTTCAGGAGCTATCTGTCACAGTTGGTCAAGCTGGTGTCCTTGATGCATTGAAGGGTATAGTAAAAGCGCTAACAGCTATTACACAAGTGGGTAATTTTCTTTTGTCGCCACTTGCGAGAATCCATGATGGACTTGTTAATCTAAATAAGGATTTAGGTAATTTCGCAACAACAATCGAGACGGTTGTTGCTCTTGGTCTTGCAACAAAAGGCGCAAGCTTGGCTAAGTACACATTGTTTGGAAGTGGCGAAGGCGTAGCTTCGACTATGTTTGGAAGATTTATGCAGAAGGCAGCAATCAGTAAGGAAGCCAGTGTGGCAAAGGAAGCCAGTGTTGTTGCTGGCACGGCTACTACTAGCGGAGTTGGAAGCGCAATATTTAATTTTCTAGGTCTTGGAATGCTATCAAGTGGTGGTAAAGGTGTAATAACCGGAGTAGCAGAAGGCTTCACCAAATTAATGCCAGCATTAACAAGCTTTGGATTATTACTTGCCAGATTAACTGCTTGGGGTGCAATTATTGGAGCAGCCATAGCTGGAATAACAATGCTATATAGCAAAATACAGGATAGCCTAAATAGCAAAGCAGAATCGTTTACGAATGAACTTGCGCATAACGAATCTAGCAGACAATATATTAGCGATAGATTCTCTAAGTTGGTTGATTTGAGAAACAACATCAAGGGTTCTGACTCGTTAATACAGAATAGTCAAAAAGAAAGAGATATCGTTAAAGAGTTAAACAATAAATTTCCTGATGCTAATTTTAAATTAAGCGGAGTGTTTAAAAAGAATCTTGATTTTTATACGCAAGATGCCGCTGGCAACAGAGTTAAGAACTCAATAGCACTAACAAATGATGGTCTAAAAAAAGAACTAAATCTAATGGATTCTATACGAGATGGGATAAGTGAGCAAGACGCGGAGTATCTAAAAATAACCCATCATCTAACAGATCACTTAGATATCATCTCACAAATAAAAGATTTGACTGATGATATTGCTCACAGACAATCGTATAGCTCTATTGCAAACTCGTACAATGACCTTTTATTCGGAAATGAATCAAGGGATACATTGTCATATCTATCAAACGGGATGGGTATTACTCAAAACTCTATTAGTGGCATATCTGGCAAGTTACAAAATGCCTTAAAAACAGAAAAAATATACTCTGACCAGACTGTATTTGACCAGTTAAATGTCGATCAAACTGCTGCTGCGCTCAATAATCCATTGGAAGCCGATCGAATTAACAAAGCTTTTGCCGCTGCAATTAAAGGCGGGACAATGGATGAAGGATTCCTTAGCCAGTACACAAAGTTCGATCAGAGTCAAGACAAAGACGGGACAATGAAGCTAAGGGCGTATTATGCTCAGGCAAAATATGACCAAGAGAAGAATAAAGAAAATCTTTCTAGCGCTAGAAAGGATTTGCAAAGTGACCTTGATTTTATTAGCGGGCAAATTTCAAAATATAAGGACTTGTATAAACAATTTTTAGATGCTTCTTCGGGTGTTAAGGTATTCGATGCCGCACTAAAGAGCTTGAATACAACACTTAGCGAGTCTAAAGTTAGTGAAGTACTTGCAGTAGGTGAAAACGATAAAATCAATGCTGCTGTTCATACTTATGGTGTAATGGCTGAACAAACTGGTATTTATGCTCAACAGCTAAGAGGACTCCAAAGTGCAATGAATGCAGTTAAGTCCGCTCATCCAGATCAAGACTTTTCATTGAGTACTTTGTACAATCCTTCTCCTAACGGATTAACACCTGAGCAAGAACAGATGAAAAATTTCATCGATCAGCAAAATGAGATCAAGCAAAACTACAACCAATCAATTGAGGCTTTGAGACAACAATCAGATGCAGTTGTTGATCTTGTTATGAATACAGAGAAGTATAAGTCTACTTGGGATAGCGTAAATAGCAGGATTGAACTAAGCAAAAGTATACAAGGTCAATTAAGAGACATCCAAACAAGCGCTACTATTGAGCCAATTATGCAACAGTTAAACCAGAAGTTGTTTGGCGGCACATTTGATGCAGGAGGCTATGCTTCACAACAAGCCTCACAACGAAGAGATCAATATATGAGCGCCTTTGAGCAGGTGTCTGTTGCTATCGCAAAATATGGCGACGATAAAGATAAGTTGAATCAAGCTATTGCTCAAATTCAAGGAGACTTAGGCTCTCAATTCAAAAATGCGCTACTTGATCCTCTTAAAAATATTATCAATACAGACTTTGCATCTGCGGCTAGCAAACAAATGGAGGCCAGCAACCTATTTAAACAAACAGCAGATACTTTGAAGCAGTTTGTTGATGAAGAACTGAAAACTATTCAGGGAATTCAACAAAGTGGTAACACTACGACTCCTGACGGAAACTCTGCACCTACAGTTCTTCCACCAGATTTACAGAAGAAAATTAGTCATGTAGCATTCGACCCAATGAGTGCTCTTTTAAAAAACCATCCTCCTTATGCTTCTGATTCACAAAATTCGGCAAACGATTCAGCAGGAGCTTTAGTTTCGAGCATAGGAGGTATGCTTACAGGGACTCAGATTGAAGGTCATGCTCAAGACTTTATTGATGCTGCCAAGGCATTCGGAGTTGACCCAAAAATTCTTGTTGGTCTTGTTAAAGCAGAGCAGAATTTTACAAACCCATACGGTAGTAATAATCTCACTGGTCTAACTAGCGATATGGGATTTGGTGATGGTAGAATGTTCGGGGCTAATGACGGACAAAAACTTCCCGGATTCGCTACAGTAAAAGATGGCCTGATGGCTGCGGCCAAAAACCTCAGAAAATATAATGATGCAGGGATTACGGATGTTAATGACATTGCCAAAAAGTGGGTAGGAAACAATAATTGGGTCAATGAAGCAAGCACAATCGGCGGTGTCGTTACACAACTTGGTGGAAAGTATTCACCATTGTCTGCTGATCCAAAGAATGTTGGAAATAAAGCTATTGATATCCAAAAACAGGATGACGCAGCACAGGCTAAATTGGCAGCACAGAGCTTACAAGAGAGCTTGCTTCAAGGAATGCTAAGCGAACAAGTCAATTCTTTGAGTTCTAACAATATCCAGTTTAATCTAAACAAGGCTATTAGAGATGCAGCTACAAAGTCTCATATTAGTGGAATGTGGACAGATTATCAGGGAGGATATTATGATAGCGTAGTTCAAGCAAGAACTGATGTTGCGAATGCAAAATACAATAATGACGCGACACTTGCTCAGTACAAGTCTGACCTAGCTAATGGAACATATTATAATACTGGAACTAAGCAGTATGAGAAACTAACTGATAATATGATTCAGGTTTACAAAGACAATATTAGTAAGCTTGAGGATAATAGTAAGGCGCTTGAAGATTTATCTGACAACTTAGCGAAGACATCATATTGGGACCCAAGGGACAATAACACCGAAGCGCAAAAACAGATCAATAATGTGCTTGACGAGCTAAAGAGTATGCAAGGGACATCTGCCGTGGGTGATAAAAAGTGGTATGATGATTTACAATCACTTAACCAAATGTTTTCCCAATACTTCACGCTCAACAAGAAAGTTTCTGTATCGCAAGAGGCTTTCGACAACACAGGTTTTGGATATGAAAACCTAGCTAAGTTAAAGCAATTAAAGCTAACTCAGGACTTGGACATCATGTTCAAGCAGATGACTGATATCGCTACAGTACTTAGCAAATTCGGTGAAGGAACAAACAAATGGTATGTCGTCCTTGAAGATGCAGTAAATGTTCAACAAAAACTAGTTGACTTGGAGAATAAAAAGACTGAGCTATCTAAGCAATACTTCGAGCTAACAAATAAGGGAATCTACTCATATGTAAATTCTAGGGCATATACACAAAGTAGAGATACTTATCTTGCCCATCAAAATACCTTATCTTCGATTGCCAACTATCAAACAAATCAAGGAAGCCAAGATCAAAACGAGCAATTGGTAAATCTGCAAATTATTTCTGAATCCAACAGAAAAGTTATTCAACAAATGAATGACTATAGAGATGCTGTTGTTGGTGCATTTGAAGCTGGCGCGATAAGCTTGAAAGAATACATGGAAAGACTAGATGGGCTGCGCAATCTTCAAGATGAAATCAAAACACAGGCAGTAGATATGGCTTCTACAATTCAAAGTGGATTCCAGAGTGCGCTATCAGGTGCCCTAAAAAATGGGTTACAAGGCAGCTTCACTGCCCCACTAGACTTTGTTCAAGGTATAAAAGACCAACTTGCATCTTCTGTTTCGAGCCAATTGTCAACAGTTGTATTACAACAATCTGGTTTGCAAAATGTAATGAATGGACTAGTTCAAAACTTAGTTGGCTCCGTTACTACTGGTGACGCAAATAAGAGTGTGAATACATTCAATATGGTCGATTGGAAGAAGCAACTTGATGATGCATTAAGTCCATTCTTGCCACTGATTCAGCAGATTACTGACTCTGCAAAAGGCATCTTTGGAATTCTTAAAGATGAGACTTTTAATGCTCCCGGCGGATTTAAGATCGATAGCTATGTATATGAAGTTGCTAAAGCTCAAAATTCTCAGGATATTGGTAACTGGATGAGCACAACGCCAGTAAACCAAGCTGGTTCTCCAAATGCTCCTGCTACTCCATCAGGGAATATTGTTCTGCCTACTAAGACACCATCTCCTTATCAGTGGAATCCTGACATTGTAACTAAGCCAATTGACCCTATTAGAACCGGAAGCCTTGGTAGTCCAATTGCAACTACACCATACAATCCTGTTAAAGAAGCCATTCAAAAGGTCATTGACTTGAAAAATGCATATCAGGGCGGAAGTATTGATAGCTCTACTTATAATCAAGCAACCCATAGTCTTGCTGACGAGGTAAGAACTGCTCTTGGGGGGCTAAAAGATGGAAGCGGCAATGACATTGTTAGTAAGATTGGCGATGGAATCAAGGATGCATTAAGTGTAGACGATCTAAAGAAATATCTTCAAACCGCTGACTTTTCAAGTTACGATATGTCAATTGGCATTGATGGCGTAAAAACTGGCGTTGGAGACTTAGCTAATGTCGCGTCTTCTAAACTAGATGGTGTTATTGCTGGATTAGGAAATGTTAAAACTGCTATTGAAGCAAAAATGAACGCTTTGTCTAGTGGCGGAAGTTCGTCGTATGGCGGGAGTCTTCCGTCTGCAAGCAGTGGTTCGCAGAGTAGTGTGTCAAACGGCTCGCATGTCAATGTTGGCGGTGGAACAACAGGAACCGTAATCAATGGAACAGTTACTACGGGTAATTATTCAAATGTCGGAAGTAATACTCAGGTATATACGGCACCGGGGATTGGAACATTTGTGTATAATCCAGATTCTGGTATTGCACTTCCTCCGGGAGCAGTTAGAAAATATCATAGCGGTGGACTTGCTGGTATTAAGAACTTTGCTGACCCTAATAGTCTAAATAGCGATGAGGTTCAAGCTATTATGAAATATGGTGAGGTTGCACTTCAACCGGGGCAAGTTAGCAGTTTAGCACAGGCATTTATGAATGGAGGTCCTAGTAATTCTGGATCGTTTGCAAATACTAGCGACTTTAATGTAAATGTGAATGTAGATGGCGGCGGCGATATGAACAATGCGCTACAACAAGCAATTCAGATTGCAGTAGAAGCGGCAGTCAATGCAGTATACAGAAACAATAGACTTAACAATCTAAGAACAAGAGGAGTGGACAGGGCAAATGCTTAAATGGAAATATGGTAATTACCAATTTGCTATTAACCCTGATACTCAAGGCTCCAATATACAATTGGTAGGAGATGTAGCGCGTACATTAACTGGTGCGCTCATCTCCCAACCATCTTTTTTACAGGAGAGCTATGATATTAGTTCAGTATTCTATCAGGGTAGGAGCAAATCGCTATCACAAATATCGCTATCGAATGCCTCATTTGTAGATTATTATAATAATCAATGTTATGTATTAAATAAGACAAATGATAGAATCGATATATATAATAGCTCATATGGCTATATATCAACGGTTTCCTTATCTGCAATACCAAATAAATCATACATGGCTTTTGATGTTGTGTCAGATGGATACTGGGTTATTTGTGATAATGGTTCTTATGACTCTATATATAAAATAAGTCTAAGTGGAAGCTTGCTTGTTAATAATACAAATGCAATTGCCAAGACAGTTCAAGCGGTTGGTGTAGAACTAATGTCTGGATATCTTTGGGTTTTAAGAGGAACAGGAAAAATAGATCAGGTCAGAATAACGGATTTTTCAGTGACAACAAGCGCCATTGTGTTGCAGTTTGGCATTAATTATGCCGGGATAACATCAGATGGAACATATTTAATAGTTGGTAGTAATGATAACTATACAAAATTATACCATGTTGACACTGTAAATAATGTAGCCATTAATCAAATTACATTCGATAACATACTTACTATTACAGATTTAGCCTATGATGGAAGCAAGTACTATATATTGAATAGCTCAAATCAGTTACAATCCATATCAGGTAATACTGTAGATATAGATGTCTATAGACTGAGAAATGAAATACAGAATTATAAGTATGTAAATCTTGTAGATGATATGGGAATTACTACTAGGGTATTTGCAAGCAACTTTAGCTCCAACAGAAAAGATGGATACGAGCATATGTATGATATATCTATGACAATTAATAAAATTGATAGGGGGTAATATAGATGTCGCTACAAAGATGGAGCCTTGGTTCGTACACAGTAAAATATAATCCTAATTCAGATAGTAGGAGTCTAAAAACAACGGCAGATATTACAGCTACGGCCAATGGAAAATTGTCAAATCCAAATCTATTTTTTGATAAGGATATGGATTTTACAATTGATATCTATGACAAGCCTACCTATCTATCTGGTTCGGCAACGAAAATTTTCTCAAGCGGTCTATATGTATCAATATCCGAGAAGTCATTGACATCTGAGCTTTTTGGATTGCGACCGTTGCCTTCGTTTATTGATAAAATAGACAAGACTAGCGGCTCCGTCATATCTTCGATTCCATTGTCATTATCTGGAACACCTGCTTGCATGGCATACTTAGACAATAGAATTTCGCTACTATATACAAATGGATCAAGCCAATCTTTCTTATATGTCACTGACGAATCTGGTGCTCAAATTAGTAAATATACTATTAACGATTCGGATTATTCAAGCGCTCTAAGCATGGCTTGGGATGGAGGGAGCTATGTCTATGTATTGTGTAAGTATGGAAAGATTTTCAGAACAACAATAGCAGATGGGACAAACTCCCTTGTGTATACATCTGGCGACTACACAACAAACCAATCATCTAACTTGTCGGTATATCGGGGGATTCATTATTATAATGGTTTTTTTGGCCTCACTATTAATAACACATTAACCTATTTTGATAGTAATTTTAATAGAATATTTAGCACCGACATACAAGCAAATGCTTTAGTCAGTAGCATATCTGGATTATCATATGGACAAAACTCGACAGATTTCTATGTTTTAACGCAAACGAAACTAGTTAAGATGTTCCCGAATACATGCGGGGTAGATATACAGTCAATAAAAAATATTGTAGCAAATGGTGCTTTGAATCTTGTTGATGAAAAAGGGGTCACAATACCTATCATTATCTTATCGATGGGAATAAAAAGACTAAGAAACAAACAAGATGCCAGATATCAGATAGACATATCTGGAAAAATGATGTAGAAAGGAGGACATTTTATGCTTACAGGCTCAGCGGCGTTTAATACAGCGCTAAGTGCTAATAACAGAATGTGGCAAATAAAGGTCACTGTAACAAGAGATGAATCTGGTTCAACTCCTATTGACATATCAGATAGAATTATATCATGTGATATTGATATTGACTGGAATAAGAGAAATGCACAGTCAAGCTTAGAGATAGACAATTATGACTATTCCCTTTCTCCTGTCAATCAAGCGAGTACAACAAACCAAGTCGGCGGAGTATATGATCCTCTTTTTGATTCTAACCATGTTCTTGAGGTTTGGGAAGGTTTATTAACTACAAATGGATATGAGTATATTAAGCGATTTACTGGTGTTTTGGGCGATGAGATAGATGCCGATAGTTATCCCGGAGTTCTTCAAATAACTTGTCGTGATAAATCCAAGTTATTGCAGGATACATATATCTATCAAAGTAAAACTTACACACCAGTAAACTCTGCAACATTGCCATTGCCTGAGTATGTTATTCAAGATTTAATTAACACCTTTTTGCCTAGTGGCGGGATAACGGTAAATGTTATTGATCCTACTAATTTTGTAGTAGGCAAGCCTGACCAGCCATATACGGCAAAAGACACGAATCTATGGGACGCTATCCAGCTACTATCAGATGCATTCAATTTCTGTATTATGTTTGATGAATATGGGTCGTTAAATCTAAAAAAGATTGTCAGGGATTTAAGCACAGTGACTCCTGTTTATACATTTGATGAAACAAAGTTGACCAAAGACAGAGTAAGTACAAATGATTCGAATGTAAGGAATCACATAAAATTGCGTGTACAAGGGCTTAATGATATCGAAAAGATGAATCAGGCTTCAATTAACAGATATGGAAGAAGGTATATGGAAGTACATAGAACGCTCTCATATCTGATAACAACGGCAGATCAAGCTGGGATGTTAGTTGATAATATGCTAAAGGATTTAAGCTATGTTACCCCTGTGGATTCATTAGAGATGCCGCTATTTCCATTGATACAGGTTGGTGACATTGTATCGCTTGTTAATACAAAGCTTGGAACAACAGCACAGGCTTTTACATATAGAGTTATCTCTGTAAAGGAATCTTTTTCCAAAGACAAGAAAAGAACAAGTATAGATGTGCAAGGGTATAACAATTTTAATCCAGACACAGTTCCCGCACCAAATATGCCAACCGGATTATCTGCTACTTTGACAAGTAGATCAATTCAAAATTATCCTAATTCGGGATGGAACGGATACACAAAGTCAACATATTTTCCATTGTTAAGCTGGACTCCGCCAGCACTAGATGCAAGCGGCGGAGCACTAACAAATGATTTTGGAGGATATATTATTTACAGGCAAGGGCCGGGGGATGTAGGATTTTATGCTCTGGCAAATATAACTTCGTATATAAATCTTCCTACTGGCGGGAAAGTAGTGAATTATTTTTACGATTACACGGCTGCATCTGGAACTAATCAATATAAAATTGCAGCAGTTAATAAGTATGGCACAGCATCGGCGCAAACTGCTCCTATAACAATAATTAAGTCTAATGATCTTATTACTTAAACGGAAAGGTGGATTACTTTGACATACAATAGATTCCTGATGTATGAAACAAATAACAATACCCAATATCCAGATTATGGTGTAATTACTTCTATTATTAACGATAAGCTTGTCAATGTAAATATGGGTGGTCAAAAGAATGCTGATGGAAGCCTAGCAATTCTTGAATCTGTTATGATTCAGGGTATGTATGTCCCTAAAATCGGAGATTGGGTTACTATTCAATGGAGTAATGGTCAGCCTATAGCGATTGGCGGAAGTACAGGGTATAATAGCGCAGGTCTAACAGATATCAATCAAGATGTTAAGATTGTATCCCAAACTGATATAACAAGTGGTGTCATTAACTCCGACCATATCCGTGCATATTCTATTCAGGCACAACATATATCGGCAAATTCTATTGTCACTAATGCTATTAGTGCTAATGCTGTAACCGCCGATAAAATAGCAGCGGGGGCCATTACTGCTTTACAAATTAGTGCTAATTCAATTACTGGCGATAGAATCGTTGCTGGAACAATTACTTCTCAGCAAATTAGCGCGAACTCGATAACTGGCGATAGAATAGCTGCTAACACAATCTCCGGAAATAACATCGCTGCTAATACAATTACAGGAAATAATATAGCTGCTGCAACGATCACAGGTGACAAGATAGCAGCCAACACAATAACCGCTGCCAATATTGCGGCTGGAACAATCACAGCAATACAAATTAGTGCTAATACTATTACTGGCGACAAAATATCTGGTGGTACAATCGATGCATCACTTCTTAATGTCTCTGCTAGGATTTTCGGACTCCAAGCTTCGTATTACCAAGGAATAGATGCAGGTGTTACAGGCGCATTCATGGGTAATCGAATTGAAGGGCCAATTAACTTTAATTGGGGAACAGGTGCCCCAAGTATCGTTGGAACAGGAAACAATTGGTCTGCTAGATGGCAAGGACTAATGTACTCGCCGCAAACTGGTCAATATACATTCTATATTACTGCTGATGATGGTGCTAAACTATGGGTCGATAATCAAGTTGTAGTTGATGGATGGAGTGGCAATGTAGGGAACACACTATCTGGAACTTATTCGCTATCAAGTGGCAACTGGTATATGATTAGACTAGATTACTATCAAACGACAGGTAATGCCAGTGTTCTGCTTGAGTGGAAAAAACCATCTGATGGAGCAAAATCGACCATTCCTGCGATGTATTTGACGCAAGCAAATACAACTATCGATGGAGGTCAAATTCTAACAAATTCAATCTCTGCTGCAAGTATGAAAGTTGGGACTATTACAGCGGCTTCCGGTATCCTAGCAAATGCATCCATTACCACAGCAGTAATTGCCGATGGTACTATTACACATGCAAAAATTGGCTTAGGAGAAATTCAGACGGCCAATATTGCAACTGGCAATATTACAACGGCCCTAATTCAAGATGCATCTATTACAAATGCAAAAATTGCATCTATTGATGCTAGCAAAATTACAGCAGGATATATAAGTGCCGGAATTATTTCGGGTGGAACTATAACTGGATATATGATTGCTGCTAACACGATTTCCGGAAATAATATAGCAGCTAGGACAATATTGACAGATAACCTGCAAGCTGGCGCAGTAACCGCAACTGAAATTGCTGCTGGTTCTATTACTGGCGACAGAATACAGGCGGGAACAATTACTGGCGATGAAATTGCTGCTGGTTCTATTACAACACAACATATCACAACGCAAGGTTTAGATGCTCAAAGTATTTCGGTTTACAATAGCCAAACTGGACAAACCTTAATCGGTACTGGATATGTTCGTGTAGACGGACTTGATGTTGGCGTAGTGCAATCTGATAACTTGCTTGCTAATGGTCTATTTTTAACTTCTTCATCTATGTATGGATTTAGAAGAAGTAATAATGCAGGTGACAGCATTTATGGTCAGCAACCATTGATTTCAGGCTCCAACCAAATATGGAAATATGATTTGTCCGGAAATACAATTGTAGATAAGGTAACGATCAATGGAAAGCGCCCTGCGTTTATGGCAATTGATGAAACCGGGACATACGGCTATGTGACAACACAAGGAGACAACACATTAGCGCAAATCGATCTAGTTCATGACACTGTTATACAAACCTTGCAAATGGGCACTGGCCCCGGAAGAATCAAGAGCAACGGGGATAATAAGCATATGTTTGTTCTAAACACTGATCCTAGCGACATGGCAACACCGGACTCTTTGTTTGTTATTGATAGGCCACCTAATTCAGTAAGTGGCGGATTCTATATTCATCATGAATTACCTTTAGGAAACACTCCTATTGATTGGGTAAAAATCGGAAACACTGCATACATCACACTTGCCGACCAAGGCGACATAGCCATATTAGATATATCTGAATATCCATCAATGAACTGGAAACAAGTAGGCTCGATATCTATTGCTCCGTATATGACAGATAATTACCACGGCGGATTAAGCGCTGGTTTCGGATTAGGAGAAGCTGTTGGCGGAACATCTGGTGATAACTATGCTAGCGGCGGCATGATGATGGGCATGAACATGTATGGCGGCGGCGATGGAGCAGTAGTAAAATATACACCAAAAGGCATTGAGGTTAGCTCAGATAATACGATGCTCTATGTTGCAGATAGTACAAATGGAAACTTAGTTATTGTTAGTGTAAGTGGATATACTGGCTATGTAATGCAAACAGTTTCATTGGGCGGGCAACCTACATTTGTGAAGCTTGTAAATGGAAAAGTGTTCGTTACACTAAATGGCACTGCTCAGGTTGCGGTGATTGATGAATCTGCTATTATGGCAATGGGAACCATTACGCCTAGATTTATAGATGTTGGCAATGGGCCATTTGATATGGTTGCTGATACAACGCGCGGGACAAGTGGCTACCTATATGTCTCTTTAAGTACAGATGCTCAAGTTGCAAAAATAGATGTTAGCTCAGAGATGGTTGTTTCGAAGATCAATGCCGGACCAAATACTATGGGTCTTGCTATCACACCTGATAGCAGATATCTATGGATTGTAAACAACGGCAATACTGGATTCCAATCATTTGTTTATCCATCTGGCAACTTTATTGGCGATCCGTACATGGGTCTTGAAGGAGATGTTGTTTATCAGGGTGCAGATTACTGGATGCCAAATAGAAGTGACTGGATATATGATTCCAACGGAGATGTTCAGTCATATTCTCTAGTTGAATTTCATATCAACGAACCATTGCTTAATGAAGGCGGATATGCAAAGCTAGTTGCTTCCGGTAAGGATAATCAATTCGCGCAAATTGAACAAGACATTATTAATGTTACAAACTTTTCTAATGGCAGCAATACTGCTAGTGTTCAAGGCGAAATATTGACACCTAGCCTATCAAATGTATGGAGTGGAGGCACTAACAGTGGAAACGCTACTTGGTTTCCTAAGAATACATGGCTTAATAGCCCAGTCCCTTCCAATATATTGATTAGCGGAAGCAATGGAAGTGTGATAACTCCATCTGCAAACCAATATACAATTAATTATAGCCCTGCAAGTATTACATTCTCTGGTGGTGTTGTTCCTAGTGGAAGTTCAATTCTTGCGAACTATACTTATGTTCCTAATGTTTGGTTTAAAAATCACAACGGCTCCGTGCTCGTAGCAACTGAGAATGGCGCTTCAAACAACTTCTATACTCACTTTGAGATTGATGAGCTAGTTCCTAAATTCGTTGTAGTTGACAACTTGCAAACCACTCCGTTTACTCCTACTGCCGATGGAATAAATCAGCAATATACAGGTATGGGCTATTCATCTATGACAAATAGAGTGTATGGTATTGGTAATATGATGCTTGCCACTGGCAACATGAATATGAATGTTAATATGGGGTATGTCAATACTGTTGGCTCAATTCTTATGAGCGGGGGAAGTAATACTGCTTATACAGGAAATACAGGCAGCGGCAACACTTCTGATATCACTCTTGTAACAGACGGAATCACGACAAGTACAAATTATTTTGATGCTGGGTCAGGTAACGCCTATATTCAAATTGATTTAGGCGAAATCTACATGATCGACCATATTACAATATGGCGCTACTATGCAGATAATCGAGTGTATTCTGGAAATATCACGCAGATTTCTACAGATGGAACGAACTGGACAAATGTTTGGGACTATCATATAAATGGAACCTATATAGAAACATCATCTGGTAATACTATCTACATGAATAGCGGAAATGGATGCGCACCTGTCAGATACATAAGGGACTGGATAAGCGGAAATAGTGTAGATAAAAACAATCGCTGGGTAGAAATCCAAGCATTCGGAGACTGGCAAGTAGAAAGTAAGTATGTATATCCTAGCGGAACCGCCCAAGCCGGTCAACAAATGGCTACAAATGGACAAAGCGTTACAACTACAAGTATTCCGGGCGCGCATATAAGCTATACATTTGATGCTGAATTCACAACTTACTGGTGGGTAAGTTATTTAACTGGACCCGAATTTGGCTCCATGTATATTAGGATGCCAGATTTGATGTCACAGTCTCACTACCTATTTCTGACTAGTCCAGTTTACAATAAGGTCGCCCATAGACATTTAATGCCACTACCACCGGGGCAGCATACGGTACAAATCTTTCAAAACTCTGGCAAGATTTCTGTTGACCGTTTTAGATTTGAGGACTTCCAGTACTACACGAAGACATCAACGCTAATACCCAGTAGTAATAGTAGCTACTTTACTCAATATAAAATTATAGCTAATCAAGCTCAAAATTATATTGGCAAAGGAAGACAATCGACATTTGGTGCGTTTGATACTCAAAGAGTAAATCCAAGTACAGGATTGCCAGATAACAGCGTTCCAATCAAATATAGGCTTAGAGTCAAATCTGAGATTATTGGCGATGGAACACAAAAACAAGGCACAACATATGTAACATCTGCAATTGTGGAGACTGGTAAGTTAAGTACTCATTGGAGAATGTCGGAGTCTGCTGAGCATATTCCGTTTACAAGAATGGAATCTTGGGACCCAATGAACCCAATGAAAACAGGCGTTCAGACAGATCATATTGCTGATGGAGCTATCCAAGGTACAAAGCTAATGCCATTCTCTGTCATGAATTACCATATTAGTCCATATGCAAGAATTCCAGAATTCAAATTAGACCTGAATTTTCCGACAAAAGATTATGGCGGAATTAGCGGAAACTATGGAACTGGAAACACAGTTGCTAGAACTGACCATTTGCACGATGGAAGATACCTGATGGTTTCAGGTGGTGGAACAATCAGTGGGAATATTACAGTCAACAATTTGACTGTCACAGGCAATTCAACAATAAGCGGGAACGAAGTCATAAGCGGCACATTAACAGTTACAGGGAATGTCTATGTAACTGGAAATGTAACAACCAATGGAACAATTAATGGCATTAATATCGTAACCCTAAATACAACACTTAATAGCCATATCGGTGCTGGTGGCTCTGCTCATGCGTTGGTTGTATCTGGCGGCTCTGCTGGTTTTATGTCTGGTGCTGATAAAGCCAAACTAGATGGAATTCAAAGTAGTGCTATTAATCAAACTACTGCTGATGGGAGATATCTGCAATTAGCTGGCGGCTCATTAACTGGAACGCTAACATCAAATAGTCCAATACAAATAACATCCCTAAATAACCCATTTAAGGTAACAACATATTCGTCATCTAGCGGATATGCAAACTATGTTGCAGATTGGGCTTCTTCTAACTGGTGGGGAATCGGACCGAGAACAGGAGCCAACGATAGTACAGTTCTAATAGGTCAAGTAAGTGCCAATTCGGGAACTTGGCTAACTTCTCAGCCTTCTATGGATTTATATATCGGTGCCAATAAAGTATGGCACTCTGGAAACATGGGGGCAGGAAGTGGATTAAATGCAGACCTATTAGACGGCCATGATTCAACCTACTTTGCCGCCGCCTCGACTGTTTACACAACAAGTCAGTCCGATAGTCGATATGCACAGCTAAATGCTAACAATATCATGTCAGGTATCAACACATTCAATGCTAGTGCAAATGCGGTAGTGCTACAGCCTACAGTCTCAGTACCTTCTGGAACAGTATTGTTTGCTCTTAATACTAGTGGTGGCTCCACTTTAATTACAATGGATGGCGCAGGAAATATGGTAGTAAAAGGTAACTTGACTGTTAGCGGTACTACTACATATTCTCAGACATCTACTTCATCTGGTAACTCTTCAATAAGCGGAGACTTGATAGTAAGCGGGAATTCGACTTTAGGAGCTACTGGCGCGAGCCATTTAACCACAGTAAATGGCGATATGTATATCGCTGGCAACCTAAAACAGTCCGGTAAATATATGGAAGTGGCAAGAACGCCGATCTTTGGTATTGGCGGAGATGGCATGTTTTATTCTAACACGATCAGTGGTAACGAAGTCATAACTAAGCACTATAATACATTCTTAGCTGATGGTTCGTACTGGATGCCAGCACCACAAACAGGTGCATCTAGGTACTATAAAGCATTGGTCATGTATTCAATTAGCGGCTCTGGAAACTCAGCAAATCTGACCGTTTATCAAGACAATACATCAACGCAGCTAGCTAATATTCCATTACCTCAAGTATGGGGTGTAACTGATGGTTCTTATGTTAGATCGATACTTAGTTCGCCATTCCAAGTAGTCTCTTCTACTAATCATACTCAATGGGATATGACAAGCTTAAACGGTGGAGATATGGTAATAAAATATATTGAGTTAATTGCATACGACTATTATAGCTAATGGAGGGGGATAGGGAATGACAGCATATTATGAAATAATAAGAGACACACGCCTATTGGGGAGTTTAACACTCCCCACAGGCAATGTCACTATTGGCGGAGCGTTGAATGTATCAGGTTCAACGACATTGAATATATTAAATGTCACAGGGAATGCAACATTTGGAGCCTTATCATCAACTGGCATAACAGAAAACGGGACACAATTATCATCTAAATATGTATTGCAGACAACATCCGTATCTGGTGGTACTGGCCTAACAGGCGGCGGAACTTTAACAGGAAACCAAATTCTCTCTGTTGTATTTGGTGGAAACGGTACTGCCAACACATCATCTAGGTCAGATCATAATCATGATAGCACTTACCTTGCACTAACTGGTGGAACATTAACAGGAAGAGTAATGGGAACATCATATGCAGTGAATAGTACGCTTACTGATTTAGTAAATAACTCTCCTTGGTATGGGACAGGATATTCTAATCTATCTAATGGTGGGAGTGGTTACTATACACAAGTTGCTGGATATTGGGGTCTGTTATTTAAAACCGCCGGAAACGAATTAAAAATAATTCAATCGAGTGGAAATAGCAACCTGTTATTTAACAATTATACTGTATGGAATTCTGGAAATCTAGCAAGTCCTGCGCAAACAACAGGAGGAGTATTCACAGGGCCATTAACAATATCTGCAAACACTTACAATCTTCTTACTGTTGCAAGAACAAACCAATTATTTAACGCAGAAATACAATACCAAGATGCAGGTGGAAATATTCTATATGCTGGACTTGCGACTGGTGGCATATTTGGCATTGGCTCCAATTCAGATTTAAATTTAACAGCACAATTTAAGTTTAACACTTCGAGCAACACGATGACGATTAATGGAAACACCGTATGGCACGCCGGAAATCTCAATCCAGTTGTAGTAGGAGGGTCAAACCAGAATGTAGGCGGCGGATTCCAGATTAATAGCGGATATTTATATGTTGGTTCTGCATCCGGCGCAGGAAATCTAATACTAAAGAATGCGAGTAATAATTCTGCCATTCAATTAGATGGTTCACTTTCTGGAATTCAAGCCAATGTAAACTCGTATATAGATGCCAGTGGTAATGCGACACTTAAAGGTACTGTAAGCATTAATACATTACAAGTTACATCAAGTGGAAATATAGCAAATCTAAATGCTCAGTATATTAATGGTGTATCAGAGCCTAATCTTGCAAAAATAACAGCAACATATGAAATAGGTGGGGCAGGAGTCTATAGTGGATGTTCTGCACAACAAGTATCTCCATCGCCCACTAATGCCGTACAAATCAATGCTGGTACAGTATATACCTCATCAGGAAAAAGATTTTCTATTGCCTCTCAGCAAGCAGCAATCGCAAATCCAGATACGACGAATAATCGATATGATGTGGTATATGTACAGGGGCCAAGCGCTGGTGCAGGAGAAGGTTTAGTAGTAGTGCAAAAGGGAACTGCTTCTTCATCTCCTGTTGAGCCGTCTATCCCGTCAGATGGCATAAAATTGTATCGCGTCCTAGTTCTTGCCAATGCGCAAGTAGGAGCACAGGCAACAATTACAGACGGAACAGGCGGAACAACAAACTGCTTAACAGACGAAAGAGCGTGGAAGCCTGTAATCTATGATCCAAACTCAAATTCTCTAATTGTTGGCGGCGGAGGAAAGGTAAGAACTGACTGGATTTCTACAAATGCTAGCAATATGATTAAAATTGATAAGCCAATACAGGCTAGTGGATGGGCAACATCATTGAGCATTACATCTGGAAATACATCGATAGTTTGGAACCATAATCTAAATTTAACTAATTATGCGATTTCACTATCAAGCAACATGCCAGATAGGCACATTTACTGGTCTGGTAAATCAGGTAATTCAATTCAAATTAATATTGATGATACCGATAACACTGCGAATATTACTGTAGATGCTGTGATTCATGCTTATTGATATATAATATTATATTGACAGGAAGAAGGGAAAGTAGAAATGACTCAATCACATAAAGCGAGCAGATTAATTACTAAAGGACAAGTTTGTGCTGTGAACTTTGATTCAGCGTATTTTCCATATGATTATGATGCAACTGGTATTCAATTTGGAGAGCTAATACAACCTAGCGGGACTTCCATATACACAATAAGAGATAAAAATGGTGTATATGGCGGCGGAATAGCTGTAGAAGAATCTACAACAAATATGACTCCTTATGGCGATTATTCTAATTATACAACAGGATATTCGCCGGGGTGGGACACATCATTAAATGGAAACCTGCATTCTACAAATTGGAGCGATTATAATAGCGGAGTTACATCCGCCAATGTAGGCTATCATGCACATATAAATAACACCAGATTTAGTTATCCTGTAATGGAGTTTATCGATAAGAATAGTCAATATGGTCAACCCCACAGATGGCTAGGAAGTTCACAGCAATTTACTAGCAACATATCTGCAAATGGATGGGTAGACGGTACAAAAGTAACCGTATCAATGGATATAATGGTTGATGGAATTGATAAGGCAATAGTGTTTGGATTATACCATTTGAATAGCGGGAGTGTATCAGGGTTTTATGATTGTGAAACCCCATCTATTTATTGTACGGCACCTTACCAATGGCAAAGGGTATCGCAAACATTTACAATCAATATAAATAACGGAAACTGGTTGCCTACATCATGGGCTACTCTCTATATATATGGGCATTACTGTAGAAATAATTATGAGGGAACTGCGTGGGTTAAAAATATACAGGTTGAGACTATGGGTTTTGGTACATCATTTATAATCTCATCAAGGAGCAAAGGTCTTTTAAGATATAATGATTCTTTATTGGATAATAACCAAGGGACTATTTCATTTTGGTATGTGCCTGATATCGCATGGGACGACTCAACAACAAGCAACACAAGTACAAACGCAACTACAATCGAATATTTGTTTACATGGGGAACGCCGGGGCAGTCAAACTCATTATGGGCAAAAAGAGACAGGTCTGCCAAGCAAATAGTCTTCACATACAATACAACTTCAAATAGTGCAGGTTACACATTAACCGGATTTGCCCCCGCGATGATTACTTATTCATGGTCAGGCGTATCACAAAAATTATATATCAATGGCTCTTTAGTTGGCACATCTTCTGCTTCTGCCATGTCAAGGCCGACAACTGGTTTTTTTGATATTGGCGGAAGAAATGAAGTAGCAGGATATGCTACCTGCAATGGAATAATAGACGATCTAAGAATGGACAGGCAACAGGTATCGGACGAAGAAGTATTGGCGTGGTATACGAGTGGTGTGCCATTCTACTCGCCTTATGACAAAAGAAGCTTTGCTTACTAATCGCATAATGGCGCATGATGTAAGAAGTTTTATATGATAAAGGCAGGTGATACGGAACAATGTTATTAAAAAAACAATTACTCAGTCAACAAAATTTAAACAATGCTTACTTGTCTTTGATTAATACTCAGGCGCAGAGCATTCAGAGCAATTTAACTGTTAGCGGTGGAGCACTAACGCTGAAAACATCGTTATTTTCTGACAATGCAAATACGGGGCAGTTAAGAATTAGTCCTCAAGGAAATAACTTGGTTTTATACAATGGAGCAAGCAATCAGCAATTAAGTATATATAGTTCATCTGGAACAGAGAACACCTATATTACAACCATAAACCAAGCAAACAACCTATCGTATGGATTAATTGATGTAGCTGGCTCTAGTGTTGCTCAATTAAATATTAACTCAAATAGTAATAAGCCAGTTTATTTTGGCGGAACAATTACACCAAACCCTGCTTCTTGGGTTGTGCCTAGTGGAACTACTACGCCTCCTGTTTTTAGGGCCATAGGACCAAGTAGCGATTTTAGGATAACTGTTCAGGATGGAAGCGCAAGATCGGCAATGACTTGGAACTCATATTGGGACAATGTGGCCGCACAACACAAATATATAGTAAGCAATGAACAGGCACTCAGACTGCAATTTGATTCCGTACTTGGGTTCGAGTTGTTAACAGCGACAACAGGAAATGCGAATGGCATAATCAATTGGACAACTGGACTTGTAAATGGAATAGATGGAACTGTAAAAATAGGCACAACAACAGGATATAATGGTTCTTCTCTTGTTGTTTACAAATCGGGAGACAATTGGCACACAACAATTGGTGATGTAGGTGCTGGTGTATTAAAGATAGGTGGAAATACCAACAACGGTGCCGTAATACAAGCATATAATCAGGCAACTAGTGCTGTGCGTGATCTGTACCTACAGCGAGACGGTGGTTATGTTGGTATTGGGACAAACTCTCCTGCTGGAAAATTCCATGTTGCAGAAGCCAATTATGATTTAAAAACAGGTGGCGACCATTTAACATTACAATCAAATGCCAATATGACAACTACCTTCCCATACTTAGAATTTAGGAATAACTCTGGAACGAGGGGTATGTTTTTAGGGTGGGGAAGTAATTCTGGAAAATATGTACAAATGACACTAGAAAACGGCTACAATTTAAACATTAATGGTGGGAATATAGGCATAGAAACAAGTAGCCCAGAAAATTCAGAAGGATGGTATAGAGTTATCGATCTACTCGGCGTTGGAAACGCTAAATCTTCTGTTCGTACTGCAAATATCGACTCTCGAATTATGGTACATGACTCCGGTTGGTTTGGTGCCCCTTCTGGAATGATTATAGGAACAAAAACCAATCATGCGGTGTCGATTGCAACCAATGCATCTAGTAGATTGACCATTAGCACCGCTGGGAATTTAGGTGTTAATACAACTTCACCCGCCACAAAGTTGCATGTGTACACTGGAGCATCAACTACAAATGATGGTATACTAACAGCTTCGCCTAATAAGAGTCTATATATGCTTCCCGATGTAGCGACAGGCTCATACAACCAACTCAATAATGGCGGCGGTCAAACCAGCATTGTATATGCCAAGCAATCTGCCGATGATATAAATGGAAATATATTTACCATTGCTCCTTGGTCGGGTTATAACGGCGGTTTAAGTATGAACGGTCAAGGATTTATGAATGCAGGAACATTTAGACAAACAGTTATTCCTTTAACTGGCGGGGATGGCCCTTGTCTGTTTGGTAACTTAGATAATCACTATGCTTGGCTACTCCAAGGCGGCGGCTTCATGTACTTTAAATTTAACAATATTGGCCGATTAACTAATGGCACAACTGGTAGGCCGATGACTTGGGTAATAGGTATCGTTTGTAACAATGGCTCGCCGTATGACGGTGCAACAATTCAAATTGCCTATAATAGTGGATCAGGTGGATGGTATAAAACTGTTAATATGACAGGAACTATTCCAACATCATCATTGGGTACAGTTAAAGTATTGACTGCTACTGTAAGTGATTTTAATCCATCAGCCATGCAGAACCTTGGGGCAGACTGGCGAATTAATTCACCCGCAAATCCAGCAAATGGGAATTTTGGAGTTATATTTGCTGTTATGTATGATAGCTGGACAGACTGCTTCCATACATTTGAAGCATATCCCGGCGCGGCTGGCCCTTATTGGAGTAGAATAGCTGGTCAGTGTAACGCAAGGGGAGCAAGAATGGTGATCCCCGTAGGAACAAATATGTATGCATCATAAAGAAGGGCAATTTCCCTTCTTTTACGTACCTTGACTTTATATTATATTTATGATATAATATTATATATAAGGAGGATACCTATGTCGATAAACGGCTCAATATGGATTGATAGTGCAAGTGGAGCTTTTTGTTTTATAAATGATTCTAATACACAAATATCAATCACAGGAACAAGCCAAGGAACAATTGCAGGAGCAATTCCGGGCAGCATATGGATTCAAGGTGAAGACTTTCATTATATAGATGCACAAAACAATCACAGGATCATTTCTAGTAGCGCTGTTACAACAATCTCAGGATCAATTCCCGGCAGTTTATGGGTCGAGAGCGGTGCATTAAAATATATAAGTGCTAGCAATACAAAAAGAACTGCTGGTGTACATACTGATACTCATAGCGATTCAAGCCATAGTGACGGTACAACTCATGGTGACAGTAGTACTACACATTATGATTGGACAAATACTGGACATAGTGATTCAAGCGGATATTATTCAGATGGAACACCTTGGCATTTTGACGCTGTTTATGCGCATACGGATACACCGGGAAGCCACTATGACAATTCTTCTGTACACTATGATAATGGAGTAACAAGTCATTCCGATAGCCATACGGATCACTACTAAAGGAAAGGAAGATAGGAATGGGACACAGTATTAAAAATACAATTGAATGCAATATGGGATGTACATACTGCTATGAATCAACATCACGAAAAAGCAACAAGCGTAATGGAGTACAGCTAGGATACAATGTAGATAAGATTATTGAGTTTATTGAAAACGAAGATAACAATGTGCTTCGTTTTCCTAATTTGCATGGTGGTGAGCCACTATTAACACCAAAGGAAGAAAATGAAAAATTACTTAAATATATATATGAGAAGTTCGGAGAAACCAGTATTCAAACTAATGGCATTCTTATAGACCAAGATTATATTGATATGTTTAAAAAATATAATACGCAAGTTGGAGTAAGTATTGATGGTCACGAAGAACTAAATGACGGTCGATGGATGGGGAGCTTGGAAAAAACAAGGGCTACCACAGCTAAAACAATTGATAATATTAAATGGATGAAGCGAGAAGGCATTAGGGTTGGTCTTATTATTGTCGTTAGCAAGAAAAATGGAACAAAAGAAAAGATCGAAAAACTACAAGAGTTCTTACTTATGATGCGAAGTATCGGTGTTAATGGAGGACGATTAAATCTTATTGAACTTGACTTTCCTGAGCTAGCAGATGAGCTAGAGCTTAGCAAAGAAGATGCTATCTATTTCCATAGAAACATGCCTAAATTTTTGCGCAAAAATGGATTGCGATTTGCACCGTTTACCGATGTAGTTGATGCATTGCTTGGATATAAGCATGGAACATGTGTAACAAAACAATGTGATCCATTTCATACTTTAGGAGAGCAACCTATTTATGGAGATGGAACAAAGGGAAATTGTCTAAGAACTTCTAAAGATGGAGTTCTCAACCTTGCAGAAAATGTGAAGGGTATTAATCGAGTATCAAATGAAAGATATTCAATTTTAAGGCAGATACCTATGGAAGAAGGCGGTTGTGGAGGTTGTCGTTACTGGTCAATCTGTAGCGCACACTGTCCCGGAACAGCAGAAGATGGAGATTGGAGAAATAAGACTTCGCATTGTGCCATATATAAAGCCATGTTTGAAGAGACAGAAAGAGATTTGAAGCAGATGTTGCCGGGACTTAAATTAACAACAGAGCATCCAGAAGTTCCACCGCAACAAATGTTTGATCTTATTAATAGCGGGATAGCTAGTGTTTATGTGTTTAGAGGAATGGCAGAGAATAGGAGTGCTTTTTAATGGAAAGGGAAGTCCACAATATTACAGTTCCATATTTAGTTAGATTCTCATGGGCTACTGGTGAGGCCATGAGACAATGGGATGATAAGCTTCTAAATAGTAGAATATTTTTACAAAATACTCTGCCAAAGCTCATTGTTGACAATGGTTTTGCAAAATTTGCTCCAATTATTCCATTGGAAGATGAAGAATTTAGCCATGTAGCAGACGCATTTATCGCTAGCTTCTACAATTCTAGATGGACAACGGACTACGACATTATTCGTAATATGGGCGACAGAACATTCCCTGCTCAGTTATATGGTAACTACGAATGTGATTTTGATTTGAGCAACAGATGGGATATTTATCGTGATCTGTGGCAACTAGCTCTTGCCCCTGAGTGCTGTAAGAAAGCGTATTTTGATAGTCCATACAAAGACCCGTATCATCATCTTTATGATTCGGCGGCGGGGAAAATTAAAAAACTTCCAAGTATAGGAATGAATTGTTTGCTAGCGCCAATAGGGTTTTATGTTAGCCCAATTGTTCCATGTTCAATAGAATGTAAACATGCCCATACTAGATCAATGATGATTGAAGAACTAATTATGCAAGCAGACTACGGTATTTATGAAACATTAAAGATGTTAATGGAAATGCCCGTTAGAATTGACAGCTACAGGGGAATTTCGCTAGTAGATACTCCTATGTTTAAAGGGGAATTTACTACTGACGCATATAAAGGCAAATATATTTTAGATGTGAAAGTTAAAAATCCTGAGCTATTCAGCTATGAACATGATTGGGTTGCAAAAGGAGCCAGATTTCCATTCAAGGGCATCTTTAATTTGTCCTAAAGAAGTTTTTGTATCATAAGGAGGTCGGCAATCAAATGTGGATTAAGCTAATAAATACTACTGTCATTCCAAACCAAGAATTGATTCTAGATGAGAATTTTTTGTTGCAGTGTGATTACAGGGTTAATTCTATAAAAAGAGCTGTCATTGCATGTATGAGAATATTAGATTTAAGTAACTCTGATACCCTTGAGACAAAGATCAAAGATTTTATTAGCCTTGAGGATTTTAAAATTGAACTATATTCTGGTGATGCAGTGGTTAAGTCGTTTAGAGGGTGTTTTAGTAATTATTTTATACAAGACACATCAAATGGAATAGTTGAAAGGGCAGAGTTTACAGCGGGATTTAAAAATATAGACGGTGCTCTTGTTCAGCAGTCGGGAGGGTAAACAGAAAATGGAATTAACTGGACTATTCGATTTTATTAAGAATTTCGGATTTCCAATCGTTATTGCTGGATGGGCTATTTGGAGATTAGATAATCATTGGAGCAAGGGTTCTAATATTTACATAACCCTAAACAGCATTGATGATGATGTTGCAGAGATAAAGGAAACAGTAAAGAGAATCGTAGAAATTCAGACAGAACTAGTGACCACGATGAAGATTATCCAAACAATTATTGGCGGTGAGTTTAGGAAATGATTCTAAATATAGTATATATGATTGTTGGTTTTTTGGTCGGATTTTTAATTAAGC